GGCCAATCAATATTCAACTTCATTGTGCTAGTTGTAACAGTTCCTGAAGTAGCACCAGGACTTTCATTTTTAAATGTAATTGAAGTAAATTTCTGAACTCCAATTCCGTCTACATAATAGGTTTCAGTAGTAGCAGTTGAAGTATTCCAAATAGTATTAGTTCCTCCTGATGCATCTGCAACAAGATCTACACCAGTTTCTTCCTTAAACACATCAAACATTTTATCAAATAGACTTCTAGTTGTTGATGTTGTTCCTGCACCAAATAATCCTTGAACTAATTCTAAAATTGCAAGTGTGCCTAATGTAGGAAGTATTCCGCCATTACTATCAATCATGGCAGTATCTGGACCAATAGCATCTGTTACTTGTGTCGGTGCAAATTCAACAAGTCCACTCGGATCACTATATAGACCTACAGTAGTTGCATTAAATCCACGTGTCTTAATTAAGAAGTTACTAGCATCTAGTGCATCATATTCTAGTGTTACTGCGGATCCACTGCCAAAAGTGCCGCCACCTGTTGGACGACGAGTTGATATTAATCTATAACTACGATTCTCTTCTAACTCAGTAACATCATTAGTCAACCAAAATTCAATACCTTCGACAACACCTGTTGGACTTGTAGTCTCAACAAGAATGCGTGGACGTGCATCAACTTCAAATTTAGTAACCTGTGGGGTTCCTGGAACACCTATGCTACCAATTGTAATAATACCATTTGAATCACTTCTTGTATAACGATATAGATCAGCAGTTGAATAAACATTTGAATTATATTCTAATGCAGTGATCTTCATCTTAAGAGCGCCATCATTATCTTGAACCTCAGTGATAGTTATGATTCGGAATAACTTTTGATTGAATTGAAATCTTGTATTGGTAACATCGATAATGTCGCCAGCCTTAAGATTAATCTTACCAAAGTCTGTTTCAAATTCAATTAACAAATCTACACGACTTTGTTTTAGTTCAATAAAGCCTAATAGTTGACCCTGCACTGGTTCATTAATAATATCATATGTAATATTAAGAGTATTGTCTTCTTCATTGGCATTACGATCTACATCTGGGATTTCAATACTGATAAAGTCAGCAGAGTCACGTAGTTCACGATGTGGGAATCCAACCTTTACTGCATTGTAAAGATCCTGCAAGCCTGTGCCACTTAGATTAATATTACCTAGAATATTGCTGTCATTAAATGAAGCAACACTGGTGCCACTGGAGTTGATAACAACCCCCCATTTGCCTTCATGAATATCATATGATAGCCAACTACCTGCGGCATTGCAGATACGTTCAATATTAGACATAACGCTTTGTCCACTATCAAGCAATCCATTAATACGATAACGATCAGCAAGAATCTCTGGACCAGTTGCTTGATCTTCGTAGTTCACGCCTAGGGCGGAATATGTGTTTAAACCTATTAGACTTATCATGCTGTTAATATCTCCGCGGCTGCAATTCCTGCACCATATCTTGAATTAGTCATGTAGTCATACAGGACATCGCCTGGCTGACTTAGATTACTTTCAACGTGGAACATTAGTGTTCCTAAACCTGTTACATTCTTTTCTCTATTGTAGTTTACTTCAACAATAGCAAATAACAAATCACTCATTGGATGAGTGGTTTGTGTCCATCCTGGCATAATAGAATATGCTGGTGGAATAGATCCTGCATAGTTTTCTGGAACTTGTCCTGATGAACTATTACCTTTGTATTGCCAAATTCTAACCAAGCCACTTAGACTACGATCAATATTACCAGAACGATCTACGGTATAGTTTACAGTTACTCCATCGGTAAAGAATATCACACGTTGATCGTTCCAATAGACATCTTTGAATACGTATGAAGTAGAACCACCTGTGCTTAATAATGTGCCAGTCTTTTCACTGATAACCAAACAGTAGTGCATGGTCTTATTGTTATTGCTCATCACTGCATCAGTAATCTTGCCACCAGTAAAAGCCGCACCATATAGCACTGGAATCTTTGTTGTAGAGTCTGGTGGTTGTGGAGCACGAATGCCACCATCAATATTGGCTTCTGGATTTTGTAGAATACTGGACGGAACATCATTGCTTTTGTTATTCTTATTCATCTGGCTAACAACCAGTGCAATGCCCGCAATCTTAACTAAACTACTGGCTACACTACTTCCACCGAGGAAGCCGGTTACAGATTTGCCTGCATCCATTATGCCATCTAAGAAACTCATTTAGGTGCTCCAAAATTATAGTTACTCTTGATCAATGCCGGGATACGATCAAATGATTCGTCACCTGGATATAATGCCTGTTGATCAATTGGATTTGTTCTACGACCTGATACTTTATTGTTTAACAATTCTACTACACTGGTGGCCATTAATGTGAGTGTAATTGTGCCTGTATCTGATCCAGAATCTAAATCATCACTGATGCCAAAGTTGCTGATGATGCCTTGAAACTTACCCGCTGGATTACCTACAATGTTTAACAGGTTACCTGATACTGGATCAAAGAATGCACGATATACTGATAACTTACTGCCCTTGACCTTGCTGTTAAGGATATCACTAATGTTACCTGCTGGAATACCGCTGATGCCTATTGTAAGTTCTTCACGATTGGCACGCAGATTGCTGGTAGTGTTGGTAATGCTTAGGAGTTGTCCAAGCCCAGTGTAGGCTATTCCATTGATGGTAAATGCCTTATGATAATCACTAAAAGTTAGAATATCATAGTTAGGAATATCTAACTTAACAAATATGTTGGTCTGAATACTTCTATAAGGTGATAGATCTAGAGCCATTAGATTGCCTCAGCAAATATAAAAGGTCCGCTCCAACTTACTTGATTACGATCAAATATTGTCCATTGTGGGAATTGAACACAAATTACTGTCCAAGTTACTGCCTGTCCTACTAATAGTGTATAGTTGCCTTGTGCTTCACGATACGGTCTGTTTAGAGTGATTGTTGTAGAATTGTGTGGCACGTCTTCTGCTACGCTATAAACACTACCGGTGCTCCCGAGTTGAATTAAATCACCTGCACGAAACTTAAAAGAACCTGCTGGGACTGAACCTGAACTGGTAATTGTAATAACATTGCTGGCTGTGGTTGCAGTTGTTGTCACTGCAATATTTGTTACATTAGATAGATTACCTTGATAACCTGTTATCCAGGAGTGTGCGGCTTTATTGATTTGAATTGTGCCTGTCGATACACGATCTAATTTCTCTAAGCCCTCAATTAAAGGACGCATTGTTGTCCAAGCAGGACCATCTGGCATATTAACTTCAAATTCCCAAATTTGTCCACCTAGACTAGTAGCCTTAACAGTTCCATCTCTAGAAACTGTTTGACTTACCTTACGACGACGATTGAATGATATGGTCTGAGCCATATCGATTACTGTTTGAAATGCGCTGGTCACTTATTATCTCCTAGTTTGGGGAATTGTTTTTCTTCCCTGTTCACTGACAGCATACAAGAATGATGGATCTCTAGCCAACATTTGTTTGAAACTTCCTGCATCTACAGCATTGATATTGTATGTTACATAATTTGCACCAGACGCACCTGAACCTAATTGATTGTTAGGAATAACGGTGCCTGCTGATGTAGGTATCATTAATTCTGGACCTCGTTCACCGACAATGTAAGGACTACCTGCTGATACTGGTCCACCATTAGCACGGAATAATCCACCAATAGCACCTAGGATACCTGTTCCACCTGCGGCACCGCCTACTCCGCCTATTAAGTTGGCAACACTAGCACGAAGTTGAATCTTAAGAATATCTTTAAGAATGCTATTTGCCAAATCACTAAAGTTAAACTTTCCTGTTTCAACAAACTTATCTAGTGCGTTGTTCATTGTATTAGTCATTGACTGGAACATGCTGGCTGCAATGGTTGCGGCGTTAGTTGCGTTGTCTACATAATCACCAAAGGCTTTTTCCCAACCTGTTGAAAAGTCTCTGCTCCATTCTGCACGTTGTTGAGCAATCTGTCCTTCTAATTCAAACTGTTTATTGATTGCATCGACCTGTGCGGCTAACTGCCCAGGATCTTTAAGTGTAGCCTTAGTTGCGGCTTCAATAGCATCCTTACGACGTTTTTCAATATCTAACAATTGATTACCAAGACTTAGACGTGAGCCTCCTAGTCCATTGAATCGTTGTTCTAAATCAAAAGCAGCCTGACGTTCTTCTGTTGTTCTAGATATTGTAGTTAATTGTTCTCTTAAACCTCTTTCAATATCAGCACGAACCTTGGCAATATCATATTCAGCCTTGGTGGCAATCTCAACACGCTTGGCTTCAAATTCTGCGGCTTTCTGAGTTTTAGTTACATATTCTTTAGCATCAATTTCTTCTTTGGCTTTGAGTATATCTGACTCTGATTGTAGACGAATGTTTTTAATTTCGTCTGTTAGGCTCATCTGACTAGTTTTCTCAGCATCGGCTTGACTTTGGCGCATACGTTTGGCACTTTCAATCATGGCCTTTTGACGAGGATCATCTAATTGTGTTCTATTTGCATTACCAGCACTTGCAGGAGTTTCTGTAGATTTCTTAAGTTCTTCATTGCTCTTGGCTAATTTCTTAGCGGC